GTCGCGCAACCTACCAATCGTCAGACCTTAGAAGAACCTATGCTGTGTGCCAGTACTGGCAAGGCTTCCGGGCGACTTGCTAAAAAAATGATAATTTAAGATAAATATGATGCTTAATAATGAAATTGTATTATTCATGAAATTTATATTTATATGATTTATAAAGAAATTAATTTTATTTATAAATATCAAACTAATGGTTGAAATATGTTTTTATTTATATATACTTATATACATATCTAACTAATGACAGTTATTTATAAATTTAAAGGAGTAAAAAATGAGTAGTTATATTGTAAATAAAGAACATATTGAGCAAATTGTTTTATATATGTATAAACTTAAAAGTCATAATGTGTTGACTTATTATTATAATAATAACCGTATACAATTTGATTCTATTGATGATATTGCCGTTGAGTTAAGCAAAGCAAATTGTGAGGGTGTAAATTATCGTTATGATGATGATAACCAACCCTATAACTTTGATAATTTAAGCATTGCAAGTCTTAAAGTAAAAAACCCTTTACAAGTTATTCAGCTCATTAGGAGTTTAGAATATCAATCATGCGATTTGCCAAATTATAAAGACACAAAAGGTTGTGCAATTTTAGAGCAAATGACTCAACATATAATCAGCTATATGATTCAGCACGAATGTGAATTACACGCAACAGATAGCTATAAACTATGGGATTACAACGAAGATAATATTTTATCTTATGTAAGGGTTCAAGTTGTCCATAAATCAAAAGAGGTGGCGTAGATGTCAGCAATATTAAAAGGTAAAGCATTAAAAGATTACAAAGGACAATGGTGTGCATGGTTCATTAGTGATTTGCTTTGTTTGTTTAATGGTCGTGTTGTAACTACTTCTAATAATTATGTAGAAGTTGTTACAGATGATTATAAAAAAAGAATATGCGTTTTTATTGATAAGGGTAAATTTGTAAAGTTTATGAATTGGGATAATCTTGATAAATATACCTATACACAAAAAGATTATTTAGCATTTCAAGGGTTTTGCGCTAAATATAACTTTAAATATGAAGAGTGGAGCGACGAGTAAACCACATTATAAACAACTCAAAGGGGCTACATTGCCCCTTTTCTTTTAATTCTTTTTTGCCATTCCTGGTTAAATTTTTTATACATATTATTTTTAGTAGCCTTAACATTTAACTTCGTCCAGCTTAATAGCTTTCTATGCTTTATAAATGGATTAAACGCCACGAGAAGCTCAAGACCATCTCTGCCCTTCTTACCTTGCCTTTCCCATACTCCAAACGTGCCAGAGCCTCCAGGCTTTCCTATAAATCGTGAGCCTTTCATATTCTTCCTGCTGCTTGGTGTTTCGTTTAACGTGGCTTTTAATCCTCTTTTACGCACTAATATATTGCCGAACTTGTCGCGCCTCTTCCAGCCTTCGCCAACTGGTGAAGCCTTAGCGCTTCCCTCTTGTGGATATTCATTTTTGCCGGTGTATGCATAATGTAGATATGATGCTGTTTTATCTTTTACGACTATCTGAGCGCTTAAGTTTGCCCTTGTTGGCTTTGCAAACTTAGACATTACAACTGCTTTAACTGTGAAGGGCTTTGGTCTATCTAGTTTTTTAAAAATTTGGTTTCTTTGCACATTGACAACGTGCGCAGCGGTTTGGTTTATTGCCTCGCTGGTGATCTTCATAAATTGTTTTTTAGACTTAACCCCAAATCTTTTTTGAATATCTTTTAAATTTGTTTTTATTGTTATGCCGCTCATTTTTTTTAATTATAAATTTGCCTTAATTATAAATTTGCCTTAAAACACTATTTGCCTTAAAACACTATTTGCCTTAAAACACTATTTGCCTTTACCTAAAACGCTTCCTATAAAATTTGCCTTTAGGAATTTGCCTATTAATTATTGACAAAGGTTTATCATCAATCCATACATCTATTTTTAATCCTCTTTCCATAGCTTCTAAAGATTTTGATTTGCCTTTAGGAACAAATATAATAGGAATATCTAAAGACTTTTTAATATCATCACTAATATCTTCATATCTTTTTGTAATACAAAAAACATTGTGATTTGCCTTGATTAAAAGATTAATTACTTTATCCCAAGACTTAGGATCTAAAGTGTAAGTATCATCATAATCTATTGATATATTCATAATTTAGACCAATAGCTAGTGTTCTTAAATCTCAATCCTAATTCATTAGCTTTTTGCAAAATAGTCGATTTGCTTTTACCTAAAGACATCACAACCTCATTAAGTGATTTGCCTTTTGCTATTTGCCTTTTAAGATTTTTTTCTTCTTTTTTATCCATAGCTATATAGTTTGATATTTATAAATTTTAATTGTTATCTTCTATTTCATCAATCAGATTGCAGCCAATAGTTCCATATCCAGTAATATCTAAAAAGCTATCATAATGATCTGGCTTGTTATAGCCTCTTAGAGCTTTAGCAGCTACGTACATAGCTACAACCTGGTTTGTGCTTAATGTTTTACCAAGCATAGCGCCCCATATTTGAGCTAATGAACTCATATAATCTAAAGGCTCTCCATAATCTTTAGCTTTTTCTGTTAATAGTTTTTCTACGTTTTCTACTTTCTTCATTTCTACTCCTTTCAAATAATTTATTTGCCTTTCTTTGCAAAGACCTTTCTACTAATCTATCTATCAAATCAAATATTCTTTCTATCATTAATTTTCTTTCTTTTTGTTAGTTCTCGCTTACATTTAATCCTTAACTTTGGATTTGCATCTGGATCATTTGCTATACGCTCTAGCTCATTCTGTTTAGTCGCATGTAGATAAAAATGCTCTGTAGTAGTTTTACCTGTTTGCCTGTTATAAGTTTTAACGCTTTTCTTTAGTTTTGTTGGCATTTTTTTTATCCTTGTTAAATATTTTGTCCCAATTTACATCAATCTTTTTTTTGTCCTCTGGCCTACGTTTTGATCCTTTACTCATAAGTCACTTTTTCAAAAGTAATATCAATTTTGTTTTGTTTAAACTTTTCTTTAGCATCTAGCCAGTCTGGATGTATAAAGTTAAAAAGTTCTTGCATACTGAAAAGAACAGTATCTTTGTCATTTCTATATTTGCCTTTTAAGTATGATAGTTGTAAATCTGAATCACAAACAATAGCAATTTTATCTTTACCATATCTATAACATCTAAACTCTTTTTCTAATTTCTCATACCCTCTATCAAGCGCTTCTTTAATTAATGCATCCCAAGCTCTATACATCATTTGTATCATTTGTAGTTTTTTCTTAGGGTTATCATCACTTAATGATTTTTTAAGTAACATTTCAGCCTTACTAAACTTAATTTCAAGTTTCACATCAACACATTTAAAAAGCCTTTTTCTACCTCCCCATTCTTCATCAATAGTAGATACATAGCCTCTATATTCTTTTAATTTGCTTTTTACTGTTTCTTCTAAATAATTCATAACATTTATAGTTAGTAGTTAGATACCTAAAGGTATATCTAACCTAACTAACTAATAATTAATGTTTTTGCCATAAAAACTAACTCAAAACTAACCCAAAACTAACTGCACCTAACTCCATTAGTTAAATTTTGGTTCTAATTTATAAAATTCTGCTGATTGATAACCAACCCCATCAACTTGTACAACATGTCCGGATGCAAGTAATTTTGGTAAATGTGTTGTTTTTATACTATTAAGTGAAATAGTTTTACCATCTTTATCCTTTACTTTGTCTTTCAAATCTTTTGGCTGTAAGAATACATCCTCTGGATTTGCTGCATCTTTTAATATTGCTTCTCTTTCTATCGCCTTTAATACTAAACCTCTTACATAAGGGATCTTGTCTGCTACTGTAAAATCATCGTCTGTAAGTTCTAAATATCCGCTTGTCAACTCTAAACCTTCACCAATAATCTCAACTTCTGTAAATTTAAAGTTTTTCTCCTGCATCCCTTGACCATCTTTATTAAGTGTTTGCTCAAACTTTACATACATATTTTCATTCTTATCTGTTCTTTCTACTAAGAAGTCATAATCTAAAGAAGCTCCAATTACACTTGATCCTCTACCCCTTTTACTATTGTTATGACCTGTATGATGTACCAGACAAATACAGCACTTGTAATCACTTATTAATGCATCTAATTGATTTATAAAAGCTCCTACATCTTCAGCACTATTCTCATTACCAACCAGGCATCTTTGTATAGTGTCAACAACTATCATGCCGATTTGCCCTTCTATTTCTTCTACGGATTTTATTTGCTCCTCTAGCTTTGCAAAATCATCTTTATCATTAATTCTTATTGCCCTATCTGATAAATATAAAGGCACATCGTTTAAGCTATACATACCCTGCTCTATAGCATGAAGTCTCCTAGAAATGCCTCTAAGACCTTCTCCTACTATATAAAGGACTGGCTTTTGGAATGATTCATTACCATAAAACTTTTGCCCTGAAGCAATAGCGCAAGCCATAGTTATACCAATAAAAGATTTGCCACTTTTAGGACTACCGGTAATACACATTAGGCTCTCTTCTTCGCATACATCCTTTATAAGCCACTTTGGATTACTTACTTGATGCAACACTTGATCTGCTCTAGTAAAGGTTACAGAGCCTTTAGGTTTAGGCGTAACAAACTTATTTATGTAATCTTCTAATGCTGCTGAATCTGCAAAATAACTATTTGCCTTTGCGTCCCATAAATCATCTTTGTCTGCAAATTCTTTAGGTGGATAAACTACTTTTATACTCTTGCATTTGCCTTTAAGACGTTTCTGTAAATCGTGACCAAACTGCTTACCAGCATCATCGTTATCGCACCAAATCACTAAATTTCTGTTATGCAGTAAAGACCAGTCTTGTTTATCTATTGCATTTACACCGCCATGAAAACATGCTGAGTCATAGTCCCAGATTTCTCTACAACCCAGCATTGCTTTTTCCCCTTCATTTAATATTACTGGTTTATCTAAATGCTCTACCTCACAATAAATTGGCAATAATCCAGTTGGTCTTTGCATATACCAACTACCATTGTCTCTACTAAAAGGTGCATATTTTTGTTTTATAGGATGTCCTTCTGGAAATCGCATAACTACAAAATCATTTGTATATTTAACTGCGATTACAGATTGTTTATGTAAGGTTCTTATTTGCTCTGTAGTAAGCGACCTAGCATTACGCTTCTCGATAACAGGGGGACTATTATCATCCAGCATGGAGTGTGTGCTGTTTGTTTGTAATGCCAGGTCATAACCAAACTTTTTCAAAGTGTCAGTTACACTTCTATTATATTTTTCTAATAACCACTTAACTCCGCCACCTTCGCCATTTTCAAAATCATAGAATTGCGCGGTTTCTAAGTTAAATGTTAGAGATCCTTTATTACCCCATCTCCATTCATTGCTTTTAGTTGTCTTTGGCTCACCTAATACATCTTTAGCAACTTCAGGAGCTATTTTTTGCCAATCGTACTCCTGCATGATCTAAAAAGGGATGTCATCTTCTAAATTTGTATCCTTAGTAGCTTCAACTGCATCGTTGACTAAATCATCTAGGCCCTCATTTGGACTTGGTGTATTACTATTACCGTTAGCAATCAATGGTTCTTCGTTATCCCATTCAGGTATTACAAAATCTTTTGATCTTGCTCTACAACCCATATACTTAAACTCAGCAATAGATGTAGTGCCTTTGCCTACAGCTTTTTCTACACTTTTCTCATATACATAAGTTGCCATCAACTCTTTATCTTTTTGCCAGTCATTCCAACCTAATCTAAGTAAGTTTTTAACAGACTCATATTCTCCGACTGTAAAGTTGTTCCATAACAAGGGTGTATCAAATCCATCGGTATATACCCATAAATAAAATGCTCTCTTATGTTCCTCACTAGGTTTTGCAGTTAAGCTACCAACTACATCATCCCAAACATATTCGTAGCTACTACCGTTATAGAAGCCCCAACCAGTTTTTAAAGTATTAAAATCTACCTGCATTGATTTAAACTTCAATGGATCAGATCCTAACCAAAAGCCTCTATGACCACCCTCTTCTTTTACCTTATGTTTAAGATAATTGCTTGATGGTCTATCTTCTAAAATTTCCATTTATACTCTCCTTTTCAATGTATAGTTTTGTCTATACTGTTTAAATAATCTTCGTACAAAATATCTAAATTTCTTTGTACAAAGTCCTCAAATTGTTCATCGTTAATAATCCCCAATATTTCACATGCAAGCTGTATACGTTTATAGCGTTCCATGCAGTAATTGTTAAAGTCATCGTCATATTGGGTATACATTGCCTTTAGCCATAACGTCATTAAACTTTTCACATACATCTTCTAAAGGACACATGTAAACCATTTGATTATCTACTGGCGCAGAGGACATTAGCCACATCGGCACTACGCTCATAATCTTTTTTCTATCAAATTTATAAATTAAAACTGGTATGAATTTATCGCCAGCGCTTGCAGTCACCTGATTCCACCAGGCGTTTCTATAATTATTATTCTTACTGCTCCCATAACGCTTACACTCAATTGCAAAGTCACCAAGATAAATATCAGCCAAACCTTTAACATAAGCCTGATCTAAGTTTCTTTTTGCTCTATGTTGATAATTACCAAGCTCTAAATATCTATTCAATTTATTTACTATCAATCTTTCAAAAGCTGCGCCTTTATTTCTGCTATTGATTGGCATCTTCGTAATTCGTAGTTACTGAAGATCCATCTTTGTATTTTATTTTTGAGTAGTGCTTGCCTGCGCCACGTTGAAAATAAATATATTCAATCTTTGTGCTTAACTCTTCAGCTTTAAGTTTCTTTTTTTGCTTTGCAACTGCTTTACTATACTCAGTCATTATCTTTTTCT